GGTAAACACAATAAAGATAATTTTGTAGGAAAAAAACAAATAAGCCTAGCAGTAGACCACTGCCATACAACAAATAAAATAAGAGAACTACTATGTAGTAATTGTAATCTTGTAATTGGTAATGCTTTAGAAAGTATAGAAGTATTAGAAAAGGCTATAGAGTATTTAAAGAAACATCAGATTTAAAAGGTTTGCCTGGTTTTCACTCAAAACAACAAAATACAGGCAAAGAATGAAAACTAAATAGCTTTAGGGTCGAAGTTATAAACCTCTGAGTAAACATCTTTAATACGTAAGAACTTAGGTCCATGTTCATCAAAGTCTTTATCGCCTAGAACGTAGAGAGCTAAGTGAACCATCTCGTGAAGTAGGGTTTGGAATATAGTTGTAAAGTGTCCGCATGAAGCCCTACTAATATGTATTTCCATTTCAATCTCATCAAAACATCCATAAATACCTGGATTCTTAATCACCACAAATCTAACCTTTGAAGACTTAGGCATTTTAAGTTTATTAAAAGGCGGCAATTGACATGCCATATTATAGAGTATCTCTAAGTTCTTTGGAGTGAGCGTTGTTTTCATAGGTTTTACTCTTGTGGGGGATGAATATATTATACCAAATTAAACATTGTATGGTACTACATTATTGGTTATATTATGTCAATAGCTGCAAAATTCTATTCAAAGGTGTAATCAGCGACACATGGTAAGTAAAAATATACAAGAAGTTCCCGAAGACGACGGATTTAATTCAGTAATCATGATGCCTGACATCGATGAGGATATTCCTTTACCTAAAAANGCAGCTGATGCTATGCCCGAACTAAGTGTCGATGAAGAAATTAAAATGCGAGCCAGTACTATAAAGTTAATNGCAGATTTAAAAGGTGACAATATAGAACCNGATAAGAANGATATTAGAGAAGCTACTAGGTTAGCACAAGAGATGATAAGTAATCCTGATATAAGACCTGAGTTTGCCCACTACCCAAATGAAACAATGGCATTCCTAGCAGGACTTGTTGCACAAAGTAACTGTATGATTGTGAAAGACTTAGCAGAATTTAAGATGTACGTCGTTAATAATTTAGTNCGCCTAGCAGAGGGAGCTAAGAACGATAAAGATAAGATNGCTGCGTTAAAAGCAATTGGTGAAGTAGACGGTGTAGATGCNTTNAAACGTAAATCAGAAATTACACACATATCTAAATCTATGGAAGAAGTAGAAGACAGTCTATTAAAAACATTAGCAAGTATTGAAGGCAAGATTATAGATGTAGAAGAAGTTGTTGATGAAGAATAGAAAGTTAACACCTGAAGATATTATTAAATTAAAGAATGCGCTTCCTCACATGACTGAGGAAATGAAACGCAAGACCGAATTAGAGTTAGCAGAGTACGATAAAAAATTAACACAAAAGGTAGGAAAGGTTAGGTTTTTAGATTTTGTTAAACATGTATATCCTGGTTATAAAGTTGGTGCACACCATAAGCACTTGGCTCAAATCTTTGAAGACATTGCTGCAGGCAAAAAGAAGAGAGTCATTGTTAACATTGCTCCAAGGCACGGGAAATCTGAGCTTATATCATATCTTGCTCCTGCCTGGTTTCTGGGAAAGTACCCAGATAAGAAAATTATTATGGCGTCACATACTGCTGACCTTGCTGTTAATTTTGGACGCCGTGTGCGTAACCTTGTTGGTAGTGAGTTGTATAAAGATATATTTCCTACAGTAGAGTTACAGGCGGACAGTAAAAGTGCATCACGATGGGGGACTAATTTTAATGGCGAGTACTTTGCTATCGGTGTGGGGGGCGCTCTTGCTGGGCGCGGCGCCGATCTTTTTATTATCGATGATCCTCATTCAGAACAGGATGCGAAGCTTGGACGTCCGGATGTTTTTCTACCTGCTTATGAGTGGTTTCAGTCTGGTCCTCTTCAGCGTCTTATGCCTGGTGGAGCGATTATTGTAGTAATGACAAGATGGTCTAAGTTAGATTTAACTGGGCAGATTGTTAATCAGATGGTAAAGAATGAAGGATCGGAAGAGTGGGAAGTAGTAGAGTTCCCAGCGATCATAGAAGATAAAAATGGTGAAGAAAAAAGTTTATGGCCTGAGTTCTGGCCACTAGAAGAATTATTAGCTAAGAAACAAGCACTTGATGTACGTTACTGGAATGCGCAGTATTTACAAAATCCTACATCAGAAGAAGGTGCACTAATTAAAAGAGAATGGTGGAACATATGGGAGAAAGATATGCCTCCTCAATGCGAGTTCACCATCATGAGTTTAGACGCAGCACAAGAAGCAAATAATAGAGCGGACTATAACGCGCTCACGACTTGGGGCGTCTTCTTTAATGAAGAAACAAATAACTATAACATTATTCTTTTAAACTCTATTAAGGAACGGTTGGAGTATCCAGAGTTAAAAGATTTAGTGATACGTGAATATAAAGATTGGGAACCTGATGCATTTATTGTGGAAAAGAAATCTAACGGTGCTGTACTTTATCAAGAGATGCGTCGCATGGGTATACCTGTGGGTGAGTTTACTCCTGGTAAAGGGCAAGACAAAATATCAAGAGTTAATGCAGTATCAGATCTTTTCAGATCAGGAATTGTTTGGATTCCCGATAGACGATGGGCAAAAGAAGTTGTAGAAGAATGTAATGACTTTCCAAGTGGTGCTAATGATGACTTGGTTGACTCGACAACACTAGCATTAATGCGGTTTAGACAAGGTGGGTTTATTAGATTACCAAGTGATGAACCTGAAGATATAGCAAGTTATAAAGGTAATAGGAATAGGTTGTATTTAGTATGAATCCAGAATTAAACGAAGAATTTACATGGTGGTATGAAAGAGTATTTTTACAAAGCCCTAGTATGTGTGAGCTTAAATACGACGATGAAAAAATGTGGCAAGCATGGGTAGCGGGCTATAAGTTAGGTCGTGATAATGCTTATAAAAGAAAAGATATACCGATTGAAATCTTTACNATNCCAAAAGAAAAACATATTCATACGATGAATAAAGATAAGGATAAGGAATGATTGTTTATGGCGCTAAACGAGTAGGCGGTAAGCTTTTATTAAGGCGGTGGTTTAGACTTAGATCTTCAGACAAACATGCACGATTAGATTTAGAAATGAAGAGGTTAAGAAAGAAATGGTGGCATTTTAAAACAAGATGGGACCCAGTAGATAATGATACAGATTAAAGACAATTTAATACCACGTGATAAATTAAAACTATGTCATGCATGGTTAGACAAAGCTAACTGGGTTTATGGTTGGCCATCTAATACAGATATGCAGTTTGGACATTGGAATGTAGACATTGCTAAAACGGCTATTACAAATACAACAGAAATAAAAGATAGATTGCCACAAGCATTTAAAGAAGTATGGAAAGATTTAAATAATAAACTATATAAAGATAAAGCAACACTTATCCGCTGCTATTCTAATCGACATACATTTGGTACAGAAGGCTATATTCATACAGATACTAAACGTAAAGAGGATCATACTATAGTAATTTACTTAGATGATTGGAATGCAAATTGGGGTGGCGAGACAATGTTCTATGACCCACTTAAAACAGAAATTATTAAATCAGTTATACCTAGTTATGGCAAAGTAGTTTCATTCCCAGGAACTATACCCCACAAAGCGGCAGCTATATCTAGGATATGTAGTAAAGTTAGAACGACGTTAATGTTTAAAGCAACGATAGACCCCAAAGCAATCTATGAAGCTGAAGAATTATTAACAGAGTTCTTAAAAGAAATTGGTGCTGATAAGAAGCCTCATAAGAACGGATCGTTGATGGATCACTTGATACGGGTGTTTCACATACTAAAATCTGTAGGGGCTAATGATATACTAGCGCTAGCTGGCGGTTTACATTCTATATATGGAACAAATGCTTACAAGACTGGGTGTTTATCATACACAAGTTGGAAAGTAGAACAAACATTTGGACCTGAAGTAGATAGATTAGTAAAACTATTTAGTAAATTAGATAGACCCAATGCATTAGAAAATCCGGACGGTTCATTAAGCGAGTTAGACTTATTCTTAATGAGATCAATAGAGTGCGCAAATCTATACGATCAAGGTGAACTAGACGCAGAAAAATACCCTAACTTGCATGAATTCGTGAAAATATTTAAAAAAGGATAACGTATGGCAAATATAGATAAAGGTTTATACCAAGCACCTCAAGGTTTAGAACAATTAGCACAAGGTCAACCTGATATTGAAATCGAGGTTGTAGATCCAGAAGCAGTGCACATCGGCATTGACGGAATGGAAATTGATATTGGACGTCAACAAGAAACGTCTGAAGACTTTAATGATAACTTAGCTGAACATCTTGACGAAGGTGTATTAGAAGAATTATCAGGTGATTTACTCGGTGAATACGAAGCAGATATTTCAGCTCGTAAAGATTGGCTAGATACTTACGTAGATGGACTTGAACTACTTGGTATGAAAGTAGAAGATAGAACAGAACCATGGCCAGGTGCATGCAATGTGTACCATCCGTTAATGACTGAGGCATTAGTTAAATTCCAAGCAGAGACTATGATGGAAACGTTTCCAGCGGCAGGTCCTGTAAAGACAAAGATTGTAGGTAAAGATACCCCAGAAAAAGAAGATGCGGCAGAACGTGTTAAAGAAGATATGAACTATCAGTTAACCGAGAAGATGCCAGAGTATAGACCTGAACATGAACGTATGTTATGGGGACTAGGG